ATCAGCAGCAGCTCGCAGGGCGGCGGCAATCTGGCGGCTACGGGTGGCGTAATAATTGCCAGCGTCTACTGGGCTATCCATAAACGCATCCAACACCTGTTGCGCGGCGGGGGAGAGGTCAGTCATCGTATTCACTGCCACAAAAGTCTTGTTCTCTAGTGGGGTCAGCGGGCGCGGGCATAATTAAATGGTGATTCGGCGAAGGCAGCGTAAATCATTGTATTTCCACTACCGTTAATACTTGCACCACTATCTCTCCACTTAAAACCGTTTGACAAGAAGTCAATGCGTACACCACTTCCAGCATTTATTTCCGCATCGGCTGTGTTAGGAAGTAAGGTCAGCGACATTACGTTGTAAGTATTTCGAGCAGAATCGTATATTTCCCAGTTATAACCACTACCTCCTGTTGTTGCATTTTTGACAAGAAGAAATCTTGGCCTAAACCCTGTATACACCATAGGCCCATCTGAGGATCCATTCCCGACATAACTTCCAAAGCTAGAGTACCCGACTACTGGGGCGAAGCAGTAGGCGACGCACGTCACACTCGGCCCCATTGTTAGGCTTGGATTAAAGACGGTTGATGTGGGAGAGGAGTGGGAAGAATTAACTTTGGCGGCGGTGCTATTAAGAAGTAGGTAGTCGTTACTTCCGTCAATTATGTTTGTGTAGACAACCCAGCTATCAGAGGTGCTACGGCTTTTCGCGATAACAAGCGGTGGAGCAACGCCTAAACCGTGGCCAACAGTGGAGGCGCTATTTCCGTTCCCCGTATAAGTAACAATCGAGAACCCCGCCGTCGCGTTTGCCCTGACACTAGAAGTGATGGAGCCTTGTGTGTTTGTGACGGTGGAGCTGCCGGCGTCCCAGCACCAGCCCACAAACGTCTGGCCGGACTGGTTCAAGATGTTGTTGTTGGGAGAGGTTGATCCCAGTGTGAAACCAGCCGAATCGAAACTGGTCAGGTTTGTATAAATGCTCTGGGCACCCTCAGCATCCGTCGCGTTGGAGTAAAGGCTTTTACTGGGTCCGGCGCCGCGTACCGTGTCATAGAGGGCGTGGTAATAAGTGGCAGCACTCCTGGTTTTGCCCCACACAAAATCAGGCGAGAACCCCAGGCCGGTAATACTTTGAGTGCCGCTGTTCCCAGTCCATAGAGCAACGTCGAAAACCGTATTAGGCTTTGTGACTACTGGGGCCGGGAGGTTAGCCGTGCAGAGCGCCTTGAAGCCGCTGGGGGCCGTGTAGGCGAAGGGGCGTTGGCCGAAGTTGACCGAACCGGTGTGCGTCGCTCCACTGTTGTTGCCGGAAGAAATCCACGGCAAGTACACCACTCCGCTAGTCAAGGCAGTGCTAATCGCGCTGCCATACGTCGCACCATTCACGTAAAACTGAATTGTATTTGCATCTACATCAATAGCGATGCCCCATACATAACCCGTCGCTCTGTAAGGCAATCCAGATTGAATTGCGGTAAAGCTATTCTTATAGGTCCTTCCATCGCCTCCAGCGTATCCAGCCATCACAAAATTCGAGGGTTGACTTGCTGTCGTCAAATTGGCGCTCGTTGAAGGCTCGCCAATTACTCCATAGAAGTATTCTCCAGTGGAGTGTGTAGGCGTTATTTCCCAATACCATTTCCCCGCAAACGGAATTGCAACGGTTCCTACTGCTCCCGATGCTGACGCAGGCTGAGCAAAATCAAGGTTGCCGTTGGACAGGGTGTACGAGACTGTCTTAAGCGGATTCAACGTCGCATAATTCCCACGAACCTCACCCCCCACGCCTGTATCCGTCTGCGCCCCGTTAGTGGGAACGTCTACGAGGCTGTCGTTGCCTGCACCAGCGGTGACCGACAGGTTGTTCGGGGTCCAGTTGTTGCCCAGACCAGAAGTGTCCTTCCCTAATGTGGTCGCGGTGTTGCTGCTGTTGTCCGCGAACTCCAGATGCCAACCTTGCGAGCCGTATGATCCCGAGAACGCCTTGGGGATGAGCTGGCCGGTGGTGGCGTCTGTTTCGGTGAAGCTGCTGGGGGTCAGTTGTTGACCATCAATCAGATAGCAATCGGCTAAATAGCCAGAAAAGTAATAGTCATTATTGAACGCGTTTCTGCCTCCAAGGTTATGAGCAATAGTTGCATTGACTGCAAAGTCAACACTTGAGTACGAACCACGGTTGTCTTGAGAAAAGGTTGTTACCTCAGAGCCGTTGACATAAAGGCGAACACGATTTGCTGCGGTGCCGTTATTCGTGTCAACAGCTAGAACAATGTGATACCAAGCTGATGCATCTCTAAATACTTGCGTCGTCTCAATAGCTGCTTGAGTCCAAAGTCCTACAGTTAGCTTATCCGCATTGTCAAAGCGAAAATCAAAGAAGTTTGTGTTGTTAGTTGCCGAATAAGCGTGAAATAATGTCTGATAACTGCCCAACGCACCCCGCTTGACCCACCCCGCCCAGGTCCACGTCCGGCGGTTACCCGCAGATGCGGGGGTGCGGCTGAGATACGCCGAGTCGGGTGCATTCAGGCGGATGCTCCTAGAGATACCCCCTGCGGCAACCTGACCGGATGCGCCGATCAGCATGTTCTCGTGGAAGACTGACATCAGGCGAAGGCTTTGGAAAGTACAGCGTGGATGCTGCCGCTTGCGCGGACGATGTAATCAATCCTGTCTACGGCATTAGCCGCTGTGCTGAGGTTGGGTGGCGTAGTACCCGCAAACTCCCAATCCGACGAATACGACAACGTACGGTTGCCGGTGCCGTCCTGCGCCACGAACAGCGACCCAGATTGCCCGGCCACCTGGTTGGTGGGGTTGCCCAAGGTCCTTGATCCGCCAAGCGTGACCGAGAAGTTGTTGCTATCGGCAAAATCAACCGCGATGGTGGCCGCATCAGTCAGCGCCGTTACCTCAGCGCGTTGGCCTTTGGTCCAGGTCTGGGCGGTGTCAATCGCGCCGTAGCCGCTGATCGTCTGGCCTGCAGCGAACGTGATCGCGCCAGTCATCGTGCCACCGCTCTTGGGCAGCGCAGCATTGGCTAGGTCATATGCAGTCTTCACCGAATTAGGCGTGGCTGCCTTGGTGGTGCTGGTGCTGCTAGTTGAGTCCTCGAGTTGTACGGCGCCCTTCTGGCTGGTGGTGCCGTCTTGGATGCTGATGTCAGGCGTTGTGCCACCGCTACTGGCTAGCGGGCTGCTGGCGGTGACGCTGGTGACCGTGCCGCCGCTGCCGGTTGCGCTGATCGTGATGCTGCCGCTGCCGTTGGTGATCGACACGCCGCTACCGGCTGTCAGCGTGGCCTTGGCGAGCGTGTTGCCGGTGCTGTTGCCGATCAGCAGCTGGCCGTCGGTGTAACTGGTCTGGCCGGTGCCGCCCCTGTTGACCGCGATTGTGGTCGCGTTCCATGTGCCGGTACCGATCGTGCCGACGCTCGTCAGGCTGCTGCTAACAACGCCACTGCCCAAGCTCGTGGCATCCAGCACCTTGGTGCCAGCAATGCGGTATTCCTTAGCGCTGGCAATGTTGACGTGTTCGCTGAAGGTCCACGCATCAGTGGCATCAACCCAGTTGATCGTTTTGTCGGTGCTGCCTTTAAGCGTGATACCGCCACCATCAGCGGTCACGTCTGTCGGCGTACCAACAGCGCCGATCTCGATATTTTTGTCCTCAACCACCAGATTGGTGGTGTCGATCGTGGTGGTCGTACCAGAAACCGTCAGGTTGCCCGGCACGGTCACGTTGCCGCTGGCGTCGATCGTCAGGCGGTTGCTGCCGCCCGTCACCAGTGCCAGCTCGTTGGCGCCAGTACGCACCATGCCGGTGTCGCCGTCGCCGTCAAACGCATAACCCGGTGTGCTGGCGCTGCTGCTGTCATCGGCCAAGATCTGGCCGGTCATCGTGCCGCCAGCTTTTGGCAGTGCAGCGTCGGCTAGGTCATACGCCGACTTGACAGCATTGGGTACAGCCGCAGTGGTGGTGCTTGTGCTGCTGGTGCTGTTGGTGAGCTGGACTGTTCCTCGGGCTGAGGTTGTGGCGGCTTCGATGATGTCGCCGTCAAGGGTTCCGGCGCTGATGAGTCCGTAGCCATAACGTACAAGCTCGACTGAGGTGATCTTTTTGGTTTCGCTTGCTGACGTGTCAACAACAGCCAAAACGTCTGTGTCTGCCAGGCTTGTGCCCGCCAGACTGTTTAGCTGCGAGATCTTAAGGTCTGCCATGGCTTAGATTTCGTCTTGCAGCAAGCGGCCTATGCCTGATTCTAGGTCAATCGCGCTGCTGTTCTCCTGTAGCAGCAAGCTGCCCGCAACGCTGCCGCCTGCGCTGTAGCGCAACTGGATCTGGCCGGTCGTCACGAACTCGATCTGCGACTGCAGCGCCGTTGCTGCTTCAAATGAGATGCCGACGTTGGTGATCAGCGCATCAACCAAGTAATACAGCTGCGAGCTGTCGGCACTGGATACGCCAGTGGCTGCTGCCTCACCGCCGCGTTTGATCGTCAGCACTGCGCTGAAGTTGCTGCCTAGCTGCTGCCGCAGGATCAGGTGGTGCATGTACTGCGCCGCCTCGATGTCGCCGTTCTCGCCAAAATCCCAGAAGCATGACAGCTGCCCGCTGCCTGAGATCATGCCGCTGACCTGCCGCACAAACTCCTCGCCCAGCACCGACGCATCCAGCGCAGCGCGTTGTGTGCTCAACTCATACGACACCACCTCGCCCAGCTGCCGGTAACCAGCATTAGCAACCGCTACTGAGATGGTGTAGTTGCTGCCCGGTGGTGCCAGTGTTATGGCGTCACTGAGGCCGCCATTCAGTGATGCGCCCCATGTCTTGTACAGCCGGATGCCGCCGACCGCATCAACGTTGACGTACCACGCGCCGGTTGAGGTAACGCCGGGCGGGGTAAAGCCGCTGGCGTCGATGAAGTCAAGGTTGCCGCCGCCGATGCGGGTGATCTGCAGATAATCGCCTGTAATGAACGTATCGTTCGGAAAGTCAAAGCTGAACCGCTTTTGCGCGACGTTCACGTCGCCGGGGTCAAGCGTAGATGTATAGGTTGATGCGCCAGAGCGTTGGATGGACACCAGCCCTGCATTGCCGAGATAGACCGCCATTACGCTGCCCCCATGGTTGCGACGGTGAGGTTACCGGTCACCGCAAAGCTAAGGTTGACGGTCACCAGCTCGCCTGTGCTGGCGCCGATCTCAGCCTGCGTGAACAGTACCGCTGCCTCAATCCTGCGTGTTGCGGCAAGCTCCAGCCGTAGCGTGGCGGTCGCGGTGGGCGACGTGCCGGATGTGCGGATGATGTTGGCCAGCAGCGCAGATACCTCCAGCGCGTTGGCGTCGTCTTCGTAGTAATACGCCGTGCAGCTGCCGCTGTAGCTCTGGCGGCCGTACATCAGCTTCTGCGCGGTGTCGTCCGTGCGAGTGATGTTTAACGTCTCGACCGAGCCGGTCAGCGCCCAGCTGCGGATCTTGGCGATCTGCGTACCGCCGACGTAAAGCGCACCATCAGAGCCGGAGTAATGCTTGGACATCAGGCGGTCACCCCGAGCAACTCAACAGTAACGCTCTGATAACCAGGGACAGTGTACGAGACCTGCGGCGGCGCGGCATAGCGCCATGCGTTGGTGGCCTCGTTGGTGTGCGCGTAGCTGGTCTGCCCGGCGAACACATCCGCAGGCAGGTCAAACGTGCCGTAGGTGGTGCCGTTGGCGGCGTAGTGATCGGTAATGGATTTGCCGACCGCGTCGGTCACGTTTTCAAAGATCAGCGACAGGCGTTGCCCGACAACGCGGCTGCCGTGGACAAACCTGATCTCAATGCCGTCGATGGACTGGTAGATCGACTGTGCGCGTGCGCCGGGCGTCCATGCGCGGCTGGATGGCTTTACAGACGGGAAGGTGCTCATGTCGTCACCACAAAGGAGCCGTTTAGGATGCTGTCATTGATAACGCCGATGTACGAGCCATTCAGCGGAAAATGCGTGGCCGTAATGGTTGTGATACCTGTCTGATCATACTCTAGTGCGTCCACTAGGTAATACTCAGTCTCTGTGCGGTTGTCGCCTGCGCTGTCAACACGGGACAACGATACGGCAATTAAGTCGCAAATTTCTAGTTCTGAAGTGCTAAATGTATTGCGAGCCGTCTGGAATGAGATCGAGTGCGTGCTGTAGCGCCGGGTGGCAAGCACATATTTAGCGAACAGCGTGGCGTGGTCCGCATTGGTGCAGAAGCTAGTCATGTCGTAAGCCTCTTCTGGCGCCGTTGCTGCGTAATCGGAATACCGAACGGTTGTGGTCTGCGCGGTTTCCAGGTTAAACGCGTTCTGCCCGCGCCATGTTGTGACGACCTGAAACGGGACGCGCTCTTGCGTGTTTTTGTAAATCCTGCGGTAAGTGCCAGCAATAATGCTGTTCTGCAGGCTGTCTACGTTAACGTCTGTGTCATTAAACGTTTCCTTGATGGAGCTTTGCAATGACCCTGGGTGAATCTGCCTGCTTGAGTTAAGCGGCAAAACTGGCTTTAGCCCGTAAGTCGCCAACACCGATGCAAAGGTGCACAAGAAAAATGGTGCTATTGTTTGCGCCCATGATATGAAGTTGGTTCCGGTTGAAATGTAACCGTTGAACCGCATGTTGTAGTTTTCATGGAAGATTGCTGTTTCTGCAATGTCTGACGGCCAAAAATTGATGAAATTTTGATTTGGGAGTTTGCCGCTATTATCAAACCAGTAGTTAATCAGATCTGCAAAAATGTCGCTTGCCCCTACCCCGATTGCGTTTGTGTACGCATACGGCGGCGAGCTGGCGCTTGGATCAGCCGGATTGAGCCAGCGCCATCTGGTAACCTGCACGCCTTCATCCATGAAAATATGAATCTGCTTCAAATCTGACGGCGCGCTGAACTCTTTGCTGAGGTCATACAAGTTGGCGCGGATAATCTTGAGCGTGATGTTGGTGTAGCTGCTGGTCCTGTCGTAGCTCGTGGGGAATGTATTGCTCTGTACGAACTCCAGCAGGATGGTCTCCGGCTTGTCTGTTGATGCCGTATGCACAGCAGTGTTGATCACGCTGTAGGTGTAGTTGCCTGCAGTGGGCGTGTCAGAAATGCTGCTGATGCCGCCCGTTGCGCTGGTGATGAAGGTGCCAACAGTTGCGGTAGCGCCAGTGCTGTTGTTGATACGTTGCACGGTCAGCGTATACCGCTCCAGTGCTGTAGGTGACGACAGCCCGTCTGGGTACAACGGCTTGGCTTTAATTGTGACGCCAGTCGTGTAGTTATTGATCGTTCTGGTGCGTGACACGTTGCCAACGGTCGCCGCCAGTGGATTGGTGATGAACTTAAAGGTCGAGTGGTCGCAGCTAGCGCCAAACCCGAGTGGGCATGTTGCAGGGTTGCTGGTGTAGCCTTGCACGCGCAGCACCGAACCAGCAGGCGTGATGTCTGCAAACGCTTGATTGCCGATGAAGTCGTAAGTGTTGTTCAGTGTCGCCTGGCCGTGCGTGACCAGATAGACAAATGTATGCACAAAGTCATTAGACACCGCTTCTAGCAGCGGCGGGCTGATCCACACGCCGCCTTGCCCGTTAACGCGCTTGCAGAAGACGATCGGCATTGTGTCGCCAGCATTGGCGTACTTTTGCGATGCGTTCAGCGCTTCAAATGGGATTAGCTTCAGGCCCGAGTCTTCGTCGATCCGCTTTTGCTCAGTGACAGCTGGCGTCGGCGGCTGCTTTGATGCGTCGGCAGGCGGCAGCGCAGTGTTAAGTTTATTGGCCGACTCGGCTAGGTTGTGCCTAATCTGACCCCATACTTGTTCATCTTTCCACTTGGAAACTTGCGTTTCATAATCAGCTAATGCCTTGGAATAACCTGGGTCATTCCATTGAATTGGTCTAATAAAGGTTTCGCTCATAAGTCCTCCAACGGGGTCATCATGTCCTAACCCCCAATGGCCCAAGGATTGTCCATGGTATCTTCCGCCATGGGAAATCCGGTTCTTGTGAGTCGTTGTAATCAGACACAGTCAAGGCGATTGACGTAAAATCGGATTCCGCTTGCTTGGCATAGCCATAATGTAGGGCGAAAAGATTAAACGCTCCAGATGCCGGATTTTCGATATCCGCAGCAGGGAGGCGCCATACCGAAGTTAGAAAAATATACCTATTGGTGATTGCTGTATCTATAAAGTCAATGTTTGTCGCCGTGCCTGAAAACGTAATGGCTAGGTCAGGTGTTGCGCTGTCCTTGGCGTCGCTAATAGATCCAAGGGTGTATGAGTTGTACGTGTACGAAGTGCCAAGGATCGTACGCGACCCAGGGAAAAAGTTTTGGAAGCTATACAGCGGCAACGTATTGAGCTGACGGTTTTCAGGGAAAATCAACAGTGTTGATAGAACGCCTCTGACTGCCATTACGCTACCCCTGCCCGACGGCGGACGCTGTTGTTGCCTTGCAGCAGCTGGATCGCCATCTCAGCGCCACGGCGGCTGGCGGTTTGCATCCCCATCATGAAGTCTTGCTGGCTGACGAAGTTGGTGCCGCCCATGTTCATGACCGGGCCAGTCGTAACGCTGACCTGTGGGTTAATGCTAGACGGTATCACACTAGAACCACGCTGGCCAGATGCATAGCGCTGCATCGCCTCGGCCATTTTGCTTGCAGGGATGATGTACTCAGGCTCGCCGCCTTCGCCAACGATGCCCATGGTTGGCTTGGTGACAACACCGCCCTCAGCAAATGCCTTAAAGCCGCCGGACCAGTACGCGCCATCAGCGGCTTGCTGCGGCGCACCACCGCCACCGCCACCGCCCTGGGCAGCATTTAACCGTTCTTGTGCATTGGCTGCGCCGTGAATAGCAATAGCTGCACGGTCTGCCGCATTAGCAACACGGATGAAATTACCGGAAGCGTTATATGCGTTCTGCGATACGCGTTCAGTGTTGTTCGCTAACTCATGCGAGCGGATAGCGCCGTTGGCCAACTCATTAGACAGCCTTGTGGCTTGCTCTTGGCTAAGGCCAATCCTGTCGCTGACCAGCTTTTGCTCGAATGCCGTTTGGGCAGTCAGCACTTTGGATTGATATTGCGTTTCGGCGGTTTGCTTTTGGTAGGCAGCAATTTGCTGCTGAGCGCCGAGGTTTTCTCGTGTGGCAGAAATGACCTGTCCCTGCGTTGCAAGTGCATCTTTTAGTTTCCGTGCCTTCTCGGCTTCTTCTGCTGCGTCTTTAGCTTTTAGGATTTGCAGCTTGCCTTCGGCTTCAATCTGCCGATACTTCAGTCGCTCTTGCTGCAGTTGCAGCTCAACCTTGCGCTGCTCAAGCGTGATATTTTCCAGCGCCTGCCTGTATTCAACCTCTGCCGCTTGGACTTGATTCTGGAAGATTGCAGCCGCGATATTCAACCGTTGCTCTGCGGTCTGCGCTAGGTTGTATTCCCGCTCAAGCTCTTGGTTGCGCAGGTCAAGGATTGCTTTTTCGGCTTCATACCGCGCAGCTGTAATTGATGCGCCACGAGTTAGCGATGCAATCTGTGCGTCGATTGACAGCTGCTGGTCTCTGTAACTAGTAAGAACTTCTTTTGCTTTATCTGACTGCAGTTGCTGCTTTGATGGTACTTGATCCAAGCCTTGCAACTGCTTGTCAATTTCGGTGTTAATTTTTGCGGTTTCGGTGGCAATTTCTGATTGCTTATCTTTAGCCGCTTGCCCCTTGGTGGCTGATTCGCCCATTGCATTGCCAAGCGCCACCGCTGCGCCTGTCGCCACGCCAAGGGCAAGTGCAATTTTTGCTATGTTTGCAGGATTTAATACTGCCTGCAAGAAGGCAGCAGCGACACCTGCAGCCTTTTTAGCAGCAGCAAGACCTTGCGTCGCTAGCGCCCAGGCTTTTGTAGCAATGGCAGATGCGTTGATGACCGCGCTAAATGTGCCAAGGAACGTTGCCGCTTGAACGATTGCCTTAAAATTATCTGCCACCAATGTCAACGTCCCGGCCAAAATCTTGAATGGTGCAATAAACGCTGGCGTAATTGGCCGCGCCGCAACAACAAGATTCTTAAATGCAGTATCTAGCTCCTTGATGGCGCCAGAAAGCGTCTGCGCCATGTCTTGGAATGCTTTATCTGAAATGCCAGCGGCTTCTTTTTGCTTTTGCAGGTTGCCTGAAAACTTGACTAGGTTGTCATTTACCAACGGCAAGACTGCTTTGAGCGCATCAACTGATCCAAAGAGCTGCACGAGTTTGGTGGTGCTGCCGCCTGTTTTTTGCGCAACATCTTGCAACAAGCCGCCAAAACCTTTAGTCTTCAATCCAGTTTCATTAAATTCAATGCCAAGGCTCTTGGCTAAATCTTCCGCTTCTTTGGTTGGCTTCAAGATTGAAACCAGCGCTTGATTTAAGCCGGTGAACGTTGCTTCAACTGGCACGCCTTGGGCTGTAATCGTTGCAACGGCAGCATTTAGTTCGTCAATGCCAACACCAGCCGCTGCAGCAGTTGGCGCCAAACGACCAATCTGTGTTGCGTATTCGGCAAGGATAATTTTACCGTCGTTTTGGGTTTGAATGAATCCATCAACTAGCTTGCCAGCTTGACTTGCTGACATGCCGTAAGAGTTCAGGACGCTAGTGACAGCATTTCCGACCGTATTGATATCGCTCATGCCACCGACAGCGCCCTTGGTTGACGCTCTTAAGATTTCAGCCTGATCGGCTGTCTTCATAAAGCCAGCAGAGGCGACGTCATAGGCTGCTGCTGTTAATTCAACCGTTGACGCCTGGCCCCTTAATTCTTTTGACAGGGCTTCGAACTTAAGCGTTGCATCTGCTGCATCAACGCTCAGGCTTTTAAGTGCAGCCTCAGCTTGTGATTGCTGCGAAAGCGTATCAAACGCTTTTTGCAATGTTATCGCTGCGCCAGTTGCTGCTGCCAGTTGGCCTACAACTGAGCCTGCAACATCGGCCAGCCTTCCACCAAAACCTTTTGACTTTTTCTGTACTTCTTCAAACGAACCGTTTAATTTTTCAACCTCAGCTTGAATTGACTTAAGTAGACTCTCGGCCTGCTTGCCATCAATATTAATAGCAACATTGGCGACGACAGACACGACCGACAGCCTGACTTAAGTCATTCTACCTGCGTCTAGCCTTGCGCGATGCTTCTTGCCGCTCCTGCGCTTCCACTTCGTACAACGTGGCCCATAGCTGCAGCTCCTGCGGCGTCATCCGCTCTGACAGCTCCATCAGCGTATAGCCCAAGTCCCGCGCCAACTGCATCTGCAACCGCAGCATCCAGTCGCGCTTGACCTGGGCTTTTAGTTTTTTGCGTCTTCTTCAGTCACGTCGCTGTCGGATGTGATCACCGCCAGCATGAGCGACTGCAGGTCAGCGTCGCGCACTTCATTTTTAAGCTCAGCCACTTCGCCTGCACGGAACAACGGCTGGCCGGTTTCATCCTTAGCCTTTTGCACCAGCAGTTGCAGCGCAAACGCAGTGGCCTCATCGGTGCCTGCGTCCTTTTGCGCCCGCTCACGCTCGGCCATAGTCAGCGGTGTGCTGTAAAACTCAAACGTGCTGCCGTCGCTGAGTTCAACTTTTTTCTTGATAGGCGTTAGGTTGGCCGCTTTTTTAAGCCGGTCAAGCGCGCGGATTGCCATGGTTGTTAGGTGTGTGGCAGCAATCTAGACACAAAAAAGCCCCAGCGCAAGGCCGGGGCGATTAAGGGCTTACGACTTGCTAAAGTCGAAGGTAGGAGCTTCGGATGGACGGAATGCAATTTCCACCATCTGTGCGTCATCAGGGTTAGCCGTCAGGCTGGCTGATGTCAGGATGACGGGAACCAGGATCGACCGGCTGGTGGTCTCGTTGACAGTGCCGCTAGCGATCACGCGGTCAATGTAGAGCTTCATCTTGGCGCCGGACTGGTTGCGCTGGATTACGTCCTCAACCATGCGGCTGGCCAGGTTGGTGTCATCATCAGTGATGTACACCATGGCCGAGCCTTCGCCGTCAGCAAAGCCGGTGATGTAAGCGCGGAACGGGGCGTATTGCGCCGACTCTTGACCAATGGTGGTAACGTCGATCTCCTCGCGGGTGATCTCAAAGCTCCATTCCCGCACCTCGCCAACCGCAGCTGGAGCGGTATAGGTGATGCTGGCGTAGCTAGAACCAAAGCCACTAGGGGATGCGGTTGCAGTGGCGGCAGCGCCACCAGCAGTGCTGCTGATGGTCATGATGCCGGTACTAGCGACGTAGGTCTTAACGAAGTAAGCACCAGCAGCAATGGCGTTGGTGGTGGTGGCGCCAGCGGGGTAGGCCAGGGTCACGGGGTCGTTGACCTTAAAGCCCAGGTAGGTGCCAACGGTGATGTTGGAACCGGTCGATGGGAATGCACCTGCGGCAAGCGTGGTCACGCTGGTGCCTGCGGGTGCGTAATAAAGAGCGCCGGACGTACCGGACAGAACAGTTGCCATGAGCCTGTGAGCGGTAGTTGGCTTGCGTCAGTCTAGCTCAGTTTAAATACGCCTCAAAAGTAATCGTCAGCTGCGTCTGGTAATACGGCTCAGGCGATGCTGGCGTGACCTGCGCCGGGCCTGATGCTGCGTCAAAGTTGATTGCTGACACCGTCTTGCGGTCAAACAAATCCTTGACGCGCTCTGCAATGGTGAAATTAGCGCCAGCACCAAGCCCGACCGGCGTGAACACGTTCACAACCAGCGTACCGTTCTGCAGGTTGAAACCAACGCCACCAGTAGGCAGCAGCGTCGCATAGGCGTTATCGCCAAAGCGGATGAACGCCTGCAGCCATGGCGTGTTGTTGGGCGGGCTGAACGGGACGTTCTGGTAGCTGACCGGGTATGCCGGTGCGATGGCCATCTCAGTGGCGATGCGGCCTTCAATGGCAGCACGGACGTCGTTGTAGGTGCTGCTCATGATTCCCTGCCGATGCGGTTTGCATTGGTCTGGACAAAACCCTGGATGTCCTTGGCGATGCCTTGCACCCAGCCTGGCTGTGCTTGCTTGCTGCTGCCATTGGCCAGCGGCTCCGCATATGGCAGGTTGTTATGGACGCTGTAGACGTTGCCAATTTTTTCTTTGTCGTAACCAAGTCGCTGTATTGGTAACACGTTTTGAGCAGTTTGCCCTTTTTTGGACTTTCTTTTTTTGTTAATTTGACTGGTGTCATATTGCCCAGCAGGCGCAGCCCCCCCAGGCGCTGCATTCTCACCAACCTGCCAGCTAGCACGGAACCTGCCGGTATCAACCGGGCTGGCTTGCTTAAGGCGGCTGTCGGTTTCTAGCACCGCAGAACGCAGCAGCTTTTCGTACTGCTGGCTGACGTAGTCGCCAATATCACCAATGCGTATGGTGCGTGCCATCAGTCTCTCAGGATTAGTTCATAGGTGATGGCCGTATTGTCCTGCTCAATCGTGCGCACCTCAATAATTTGCAGGCTGCGGTTGCTGATGATGACACGATCGGCTGTCGTCGGTGCACTTGCCACGTCAGCCGCTGCAATGATTAGCCGCTTGTCGCCTTGTTGCACCAGGTCGTTCACTTCGCTGCGGCGCACGTCTTCCAGTACGCCACGCACGGTGGTGTCTGTAGTTGTCTCGGCCGATGCACCAGTGGTGGTGTTGTACGCGCCAGCGGTCACACTGCGGAACGTTGCAACACCGCCAAAGCGTGCCATCAGCTTGCTGGCAACCTTGCGTAGCGGACTAGCTAGTGCCATTAGGCAACCTGCACTGCTGTAAGGATAATCCCAGGAATGGAAGGATGAGCTGGTCCCGATGGCGAGGATGGAAGCGATTGGATGCTAGCGGCTACGTTTGTGGTAGACCAGATCAATTCCAAGTAATCATTAGCGGCAAGTTTTAGAACATAGTTCACGCAACCAATGACGTGGCCATCAACGCTGCCATGCCTTGCAATGATGCTGAACTTGCTGTCGCTAGCCGGCACGTTGCCAGCGTCACCTTCATTGTTCTTGCGCAGCCAGATATTGATGTCGTGAATCGAGCTGCTTGTGTTCACAAACTGGACAGAGTAAGTGACGCTGTAAACGCCTGCCCTAGAAAAGGTGACTCGTGAGCCAGAAACAATGCTTATCCCACGGCTATCAGCATCCGTTGAATTGATGCCAACTGAATAGGCAGTGTTGGCAGCCGCTGCAATCTGCTGAGTCGTGTCGTAAAACGATCCCCACAGCATTTGGTTGCGGACTGTATCAAGACCACTTGTGAACGGATTGAGCTTAAATGCCATTGCTCAGCTCCGAACAACGGTAAGCAGATTATTGTTGCCGTCGTAGGTCATTGTCAGCACTGCTACGGTTTTGCCGCTTGTGCCGCCACGTTTGTACGTTGCAGTCAGCAAGTTGTTCGCGCCGTCGTATGTATTGACAATGCAATCATGCGTAGGGATCTCGAGCCCGTCGCGGGCAACAGCATCACCGCCACCGGGGAGAACGTAAGCCATCAGATCCTGTAAGCGATGATTTTGCCGCTAGCCAGCGTGACGCTTGTGAATACGCCGTCGATAAAATCGCCCTTGCCAAGTGGAACCGACGTAAAAGCGTTACCGGTTGCGTTCTGAACTGTGGCAGTGCTGATCACAGCATCAGCCACGGCATACAGCTTAAAAAACCTGCCGGTGTGTGCAGCCGTATCGCTGATGTACTCAAAGCCAATGCTGTAGTCGTCCATGATCAGCTCCTGCGAATAGCGACGTTGCCCGGTCCACTGATTCTAAGGCCAGTTAGGTACCGCTCCATGATCGGCGGCACCTTGTCCGCACCAACAGCGCCGTAGCCAAGGTTTGGCGTCACGTCAAGGCTGCCGATCTTTACGTTTTTGTAGTCTTCCAGCCCGCTCAGGCCAAGTCCATCAGGGTTGTTGTGCAGATACGTTGCCAACACGACCTGCGCATATTGCACCTGCGTTGGGATCTCGGTGTCAGTAAAGTAATCCGTCGTGATGCGGAACGGGAACCCTACCGCGTATGTATTGATATAGGTGTCAGGCTTGCGCACGCCGGTACGCGGCCACTGCAGCGCCTGCGTATCAGTCGCCCGTGCACCAAGGAACCGCTCACGGTCTAGCCGTTGCGTTGCGGTAAACAGCGCGCGGTTCTTCTGGTCAGTGGTAGCCGATGCCCATGCGGTCACATCAGCATCCTGCACAAAACCGTCAATGATCGCCTGCGCTGCTGCCAGCGTCAGGTAACTGTTTGCGTCGGCCGCGCCTGGCGTGGCCACGATTGTGATTGCCATCGTCAGGCTCCGGTATGTCTAGTTTAGGCTCTGGCATAGAAAGAGAGGCCACCTCCGTAGAGGCAGCCTCCTTTTCACGCAGTCGCCGGAAAGCGAACAGCCCCATCAGATGCGCTT